AAGGGAGAGAGAGTAAATCTCCTATTTTTTCTTCTGCTCTTTTGAGCTTCATTTCTGTGCAAACAATACGAGTTTCTTGTCTTGCATCAATCGAAAGATCTTCGCTCATCATGTCAACCTCCCACTCTGAGGATCAATTTCTTTACCAGAGACAGGATCAATCCTTGGCTTATCTGGTACAAGTTTGATTGGAGTTTCAACTTTTATGATTGTATAAGGCACTCCATTGCTAAACCCTGCGGCCTCTGCCTTTTTCTTTTCCTCGTCAGCTTTATAAGTTCCGTCGCCTCTTTTCTTTGCAGTCTCTAATCCAAAACTGGCAAGTGCTCCCGTGAAAACGCTTGCTATGAAAGTCGGGTCGATCCTTTCTTGTTTACCTAAACCTGGCAATTCTACATAGTTTAAAGTTAATATAAACCCACTCCAAATCACCACTCCCAAACGCACAAATGTAGACAAGACTTGAAGTTGTTCTTCTTTATCATCCAAGCCCTCCTTTAGTTTTTGCAGAGGATTTTTCTTTTTTGGATCGTCTGGTTTTGTTTCGGCCATGCGGAAAAGCTAGAAAACATCACTACATTAGACATAAATGGATAAAAAGTAATGAAATTCCTTTCCCAGACGCAAAAGGAAGTAATAGCCAAAGCTCATGGCATAACCGTTGAATCTATAAATAAAAGAATTGAGCTATGGAGTTTAATTAACGATCCAGATATATCTAAACCTGATCTAGTAGAAGCACAAAAGGCATGGATTAAGATTCAGCAAGGAACATGGCCTAATGTAAATGTCTGAGATTGCTGCTGCGTTAATTGGTGCTATGGTGTCAGCCTTGCTGATGGTTCTTGGCAATCGCTCTAATAAACGCCAAGGAGACATCCGTGAGATCTTTCATCGACTCAACGCTATAGATAAAGAATTAGTAAGGCTTGATTCAACTAGACCTAGAAATTGGAGAGGGCAATAGATACTAAAAAACCCCTCCCGTCCTCTTAACGATAGGGGTTTAATAGCGAACAATCCAATCCCTTTAGGTGTTCAATAACTTACTTGTGTGAGTAGTAAATTACAAAAATACTTTAGCCATTTCCATGAATATTTCAAATGAAAAAACTTTTTTTCAACAGCGAGCGAGGGAAACGCTTTACCCTCTGGGTACTTGAATCAGCTACAGAACAAAGTAACAACAGTCTTACACCAGAGGATGTTGACTTTATAGAAGCTAGACTATGGCCTAATCGGACATTAAAACTTCAATGAGCATGTACAAGAAGGAATGGATAGAGGAAGACCGTCAGAGAGTTATGAATATGGAGCGTTGGTATATCCTTGATGGCCGTCATAGACCTGATCATCCTCAACATGGCATCTATACTGGATTAGCAGCTAAAGCAGAGGATCTTGATAGCTTCGACGGAATTGTGTAATTGCTTTCATTGCCAAGAACTAAGAAGGCAACAATTTAGAGCTTTTCAGCGTCAAGAAAAATTGCTAAAACTAAAAGAAAAAGATGAAAGAAAAAGACATTCCATTAGATCTTTCATTTATTCTTGAATTAGCTCAACCTCCTACTTTAGAAGAGGAATTGCATTTAGAAAAAGAAATAAGGTTAATTCAATCATCTGATGATTTAGAAGGTATTAAAAAATATGCAGAAGATTGTGCAAGACAAAATCATCAACAAAGTATTTTTATCGCTGGTTGTTTAAATAAAATTGCAGAGTTACAAACTCGATTAATCAAACTATTTGAAGAAAAAAAAAAGGAGCCTAACTTGCTAGGAAAAATATTAGGGTTATAGTTTTAAAAGAGGTCTTGCATAGCCTCTGGTCAGCGAAAAAAGAAAACAGAACCTCTTGTATTTCCCCAGTGCAGGAGGTTTTGTTATTTATGCAGACGGTACAAATCTAGCGTTTTTACCTGTACCTATCCACCTTACTTCTCCATCTGAAATAGCAACTTCTGGGTATTGAATTGAGTACCAACGGTGATCACAGACAACACATCTCCTGCGTCTAATTGTGACCCCATCAGCAGCACGTTTAGTACATACAACTCTAGTCCTGCCTTGTCTACACTCAGGGCAGTCTGCTTGGATTTTATTAACCATTTATGGGGCTGGAACTAATATGTGTTGTGCGTGTTCTGATGTTCTACCATCAGGCCATTTCACGTTGTAGTAATAACCTGGGCGACCTCTAGTATTAAATTTCTCCTCCATTTCTATAATTGTTCCAGCAGTAGAATCTATTGCTAAAAAGACTCCTGTGTTCCTTTTTTTATTAACACGGTCATTAATTTTGAACCTCGGTGTTGCTGACATTGTTTTTTTGTAAGTAAATTTGTACGAGTTTCTTTTTGCTGTGATGGGTTGTAGTCCCAGCCAATAATCTTAATTCCCTTGATGTACGAGTTTCAAGGAATCTTGCAAAACCTTGATAAGGCTTAGGACTTCTGTAAACAAAAAAAGATCCAAGCCAGTTTAAAATTTTCATTTATTCATTTTATTTCATTGCTAATTTTATCTGGAAATCCTCCTGCAAATTGTATTGTGTAGTCTTTAAGAGAACTCCAACTCCTTCCTTCCATTTCTCCTGTAGCAAGTGTGCCATCACTCAGGATAGGAACTAAAGTAACGCCTATTTCAGTAAGTTCAGAACCTATTATTTCATCTTTTTTTTCATCCCAATCAGGTTCTAAATCAACATAAAAATCATAAATACGATACGTTGTTTCTTTCCCTTCTTTATTTTTTTTAAAAACAAATGCTCCTTTTAAGGAATCAAGTGATACAGCGGATTCGCAGTAAAGTTTCATAATTTTAAAGAAATAAATATGTAAAAAAAAAAGGGTGTAAACCCTTTCTTTAAAATGCTGGTTCATCAATAACATCAATCTTTTGAGGATTGATACTTCCAAATGCTCCAGATTCATCTTGACTAATTTTTCCTTTGCCGTTGATATAAATTCCATCAACTTCTTCTTTTGATTTAGTGTCAAAGTTATATATTTTGCCTGTCTTTAAAAGGTCAGGATCATCTACCATATTCATAAGGTGATTACAAAAAGCACCAATAGATTCTTTAGGAATAAAAAGGCGTAAGCTTTTAGGATTCTTATCTTGATCATCAAAGCGATTATCATTAACAGACCAAGTAATCTGTTTTGGAAGTGCAGCGTCAAAAGGCATAATTAAAAATGGTTAATGGGCGTAATTGAATTTGTTTCTTCCCAAGCAAGAACTTGAGAAAGAGGGTAACGAACTCTAGGAGCATTTTTAGCTACGGCCATAATTGGGAGTTCGTACCAATTAGGACCAATAGGCTTACCTGCCCTAGTGTCCCTTCGCCACCGTTTAACGGTGACAGGTTTAATGCCGTATCGTTCGGCAAGTTGTTCTGTTGTTAAAAAAGGTTCTTCCATATTTATTTTTTACTTTTTAATTTCAATTCGCATTGATTAATTAAATCAACCAATTCTTTTTTATCGTCATTAGTTAGACGACCTTCTGCGTGTCTAGTCATTACATTTTTCTTATGACCAAATAATTCTTCAGTTGTTTTTGCTTGTCTAATTGCTTGTGCTGCTAAGACAGCAACAGAAGCATTAGTCGGTTTTGGTGCTGCTCTTTTAGCTGGATTTGTTTGTTTGCCTGTAACTGCTTTTTTCATTTGATGTTCAATTAATTTATCGGGATCTTCTGTGTTTGTATCCATGTCAGGCTCGATCCCTAGAATCATTTTTATGGCATATCTTCTTGCGTAAGTAAGTGCCCCACCCCAAGCAAACATTGGTTTGTTGCCCATATTGTCAGGTAAATAAATCGGCAAGTGACTTGTTAATTGCTGACCTGTTTCTACATGAATTAAACAAGTAAGAATTGTTGTCTGACCATGTTCACTAACTCCTTGCGGTTGAATTAACATCAACCCATTTTTATGTAATACAGGTTGAACCACTGAAAGCATTTCCTCTAGTGGTGTGTATTTATAGTTGAAACCTTCTTTGCTTTTTTTTAAAGAAGGCATTTCTGCTTGAACTTTTTGTAGAGCTTGAAACAACTCTTTTTGAGGTAAAATAGATTCCATTTTTAATGAGAAGTAAAAGCCCAGTTAGGAAAACTAAGCGAGGTGATTTCATCGGTGTAAGTAGGCCACTTGCCATTTTGATGAC